TACTAAAATATTGGGAAACCGATTCTGTTATTGACTTTACTGAACCTAGTAGAGAACTAATCCGTATTCCTATTTTGCATAGTAAATATCTCAACATTCTTACTCAACACAAGTTGGCATCCAAGAAAGTACATTATTCTTATCTTCAGATGAAGAAAAAGAAATGGGAACTTTATACCGGAAAGTTATCTAAAGATGAACTTGATGAGTTGGGTTGGGAACCGTTTCAATTCACACTTAAATCAGACATACAAATCTATCTTGATGCAGATGGTGATCTAATAAAACTCCTACAAAAGAAAGTTTATCATGATGAAATCATTTCTGCTGTAGAAGCAATCATGTCAGAACTTAAAAGCAGAACCTTCCAACTTAGAGACCTAATTAGTTGGGAGAAATTTATAAATGGAAGTTAAATGAGTGATGTAATCATAGGTAAATCAAACGAAGCATTTGCCAAGATATCTTGTGAAAGGTATATAGCAAAAGAACTTTCAGAATACTTTACATTCTTTGTACCTGGCCACACATTCTCTCCTGCATTTAAAAATAAAATCTGGGATGGAAAAATACGTTTATTCAACCTGTCTACATTCCAAATCTATATGGGGCTGGTATCATATATCGAAGAGTTCTGTAATGATAGGGGATATACATTTGAATATCATCCATCATGTCAATCAGTAGAAGATGAATTCTCGGTTTATCACTTTGAAAAGTTTACCAAAGGGTTAAACCTGTCATCTGCTGGTAGAAAAATAACACCAGATAAACATCAACAGGATGCTGTGATACACGTAATGCAAAGTAGGAGAGCATTATTAATATCACCAACAGCTTCGGGTAAATCTCTTATCATTTATCTAATCTTCAGACAACTTTTAGATTATCAAAATTTAAGAGGTTTGATTGTTGTTCCAACAACTTCTTTGGTTGAACAGTTATATTCCGATTTTGTAGATTATACTTCGGAATCTGATTTTGATGTATCTCAACATGTCCATAGAATTTATCAGGGTAAAGATAAAAACACTGATAAGGATCTAATCATCACAACTTGGCAATCTGTTTATCAAATGCCAAATGAATATTTTGAACAATTTGATTATGTTATTGGCGATGAGGCACACTTATTTAAAGCGGATTCTTTGATAGGTATTCTGACTAAATGTACAGAAACCAAATATCGTGTTGGTCTTACAGGAACTTTAGATGGAACCAAAACACACCAATTAGTGTTGGAGGGGTTATTTGGTCGTATGTTACGAGTAACTACTACTAAAGAACTTATTGATAAAGGAAGGTTATCCAATTTTACTATAAAATGTTTAATATTAAAACATCCAGAAGAAGATTGTATTAAAAGAGAATATAAAGATGAAATACAATACCTGATATCCAACCATCAGAGGAATAAATTCATTAAAAATCTTGCAGTTAGCATGAAAAAGAATACCCTTGTTTTGTTTCAAATGGTTGACAAACATGGTGTTATACTGTATAATATGATTAAAGAAACCAAAGACTTAGGTGATAGAAAAGTCTTTTTTGTTGCAGGTAAAACCGAAACAGAAGACAGAGAAGAGATAAGAAGAATAGTAGAAAATGAAGAGAATGCTATCATAGTGGCTTCATATGGAACTTATTCTACAGGTATTAATATAAGGAACCTACATAATATTATATTTGCTTCTCCATATAAATCCAAGACAAAAGTACTACAAAGTATAGGAAGAGGACTTAGAAAAAGTGACAATAAAGACCAAGCGGTTCTTTATGACATTGCAGATGATATGAGATATGGTAAAAAAATGAATCATACTCTTAAACATTTTGTAGAAAGAACTAAGTTCTACACAGAAGAAAAACACACTTATAAGATCTATAAAATAGGATTGAAGAAATGATAGATGTGAAGATAGTCAGAATGGTTACTGGTGAAGATGTTATTTGTAGAATGATAGAGGATGAATCTGGTACCTGGTTTCATGAACCTATGTATATTACATTAAAACAAAATAAATCTGGTACTATTAGTATTTTAATGGACCATTGGTTACCAATAGAACTAGTAAGTGACAATATAACGAGAGTAAACTCTCGTAACATAATCTCTGTGTTTGATGCTAATAGAAAGATATCTGAGTATTATACTAATACAATGAAGAAAGTGAATGACATTCTTGTTATGAAAACAAGAATGAAAGAGATGGAAGAAGATGGAGAGGATATGGATGATGTAATGTCTGCATTAGAAGAATCACAAGGTGTACTTCTCCATTAATATATTATATATATTATCCTCGGCGGGTAACAGAAAAGAATTATACCACATAAATTATAATTTGTCAAGCATTATTTTTAGGATAAAGTGAAATGAGTGAAAAAGGACCAAAGAAAAAACGTGAATATGTCAATAATGGAGACTTCCTTAAAGCATTGGAAGAATTCAAATCAGCAAAGAAACTATCGGAAAAAACAAATACACCCCCACCATGTATACCAAATTACATAGGTGAATGTTTTCTCAAGATTGCGGAGGGTTTGTCCCACAGACCTAATTTTATAAACTATACGTATAGAGATGAGATGATTTCAGATGGTGTAGAGAACTGTCTGATGTATTTTGAGAACTTTGATGCTGATAAAAGTAAGAACCCTTTTGCATATTTCACACAAGTTATCTACTTCGCTTTCCTAAGACGCATACAGAAAGAAAAGAAACAACTGTATATCAAATGCAAAGCAACCGAACAGATGTCTATTCTGGATGAACATGAACTTCAGGAATTGGATGAAATGTCCAATAACACCAGACAGTTTGAGTTGTATGATAACATCTCAGAGTTCATTGAGAACTTTGAAGAGAATAAGAAAAACAAAAAGTTAATCCCTAAGACGAAAGGTCTTGACAATTTCTTTGAGGAATGATATAATGAGAATCGGATTTAATTGTAGTACTTTTGATTTATTCCATGCTGGACATGTGACAATGTTAAAAATGGAAAAGGAACAATGTGACTATCTTATAATCGCTTTGCAAACAGATCCAACGATTGACAGACCTGATAGTAAGAACAAACCAATCCAAAGCATATATGAAAGGTTTGTTCAAGTATCTGCTTGTAAATATGTAGATGAGGTACTTGTCTATGAAACGGAAGAAGATTTGTTACATCTCATTCAAACCACAACAATGGATGTTAGGTTTTTGGGTGATGAGTATCGTATCAAAGATTTCACTGGAAAACAATGGTGTATTGATAATGGTATAGAGTTGTTCTATCATAAAAGAGAACATCCATATAGTAGTTCCCAGTTAAGAACTAGAACATGGGAAGCAGAACAAAGAAAACGTGGAGTAAATAATGATATTTTTGAAAAATATAAACTTGTTGATGGCGGTGGTTGTTCTCCACCAGTATGGGGAAGTGTAAATGAAAGTAGCACTGATAACAGATCAACACTTTGGGGCGAGAAACGATAGTCAACAGTTTCTTGATTATTATGAGAAGTTTTATAAAGAAACATTCTTTCCAAAACTAGAAGAAGAAAACATCAAGACAGTTCTGATTCTTGGTGATACGTTTGATAGAAGAAAATATATAAACTTCAGCACTTTACAAAGAACCAAACAAATGTTCTTTGATGAACTTTATAATCATAATATTAGTGTTTATATGTTGGCTGGAAATCATGATACATATTACAAAAATACAAACGAGGTCAATTCAGTAGATTTGTTACTGAGGGAATATGATAATATTGAGGTGATTGATAAACCCAAAACAATCAATATTGACAGAAGAGATCCTAGTAAAAATATTTGTATGATCCCTTGGGTTTGTGCTGATAACTATCAAGAATGTTTGGATGAGATAAATAACACAACGGCAGAATATTGTTGTGGTCACTTTGAAATTGAAGGGTTTTCTATGTATCGGGGACTGCCATCAGAAGAGGGTATGTCTCGTGGATTATTTAGAAAGTTTAGTTTTACTTTTAGTGGTCACTACCATCATAGGTCATCTAGTGATGGAATATACTATTTGGGAAACCCCTATGAACTTACTTGGAGTGATTATAATGACCCTCGTGGGTTTCATACATTTGAGCTTGATAGTGAAACTTTATCTTTTTGTGAAAATCCTAATGTAATGTTCCATCGTATCGTGTATGACGATACTATAACAAACAACCAAGAATTCACACAATATGCGAATAAACACGTAAAGGTTGTAGTTGTAAATAAATCAAACCCTTACATGTTTGATAAGTTCATGGGTGATCTTTATAATGTCAATCCTTTACAAGTCACTATTGTTGAAGATTTCACTGATTTGACAGAAGGACTAGATGATGATATAATAGATCAAGCAGAAGACACTCTGACTATTATAAACAAAACTGTTGACAATTTACAAGATGATCTAGACAAGACACGCATGAAGAACATTCTTCGTGAATTGTATCTGGAATCAATTAATACTACTGAATAAATTATGATTAACTTTAGAAATGTTCGTTGGAGGAATTTCCTTTCTACTGGCAACACCTTTACCGAGATTCAACTCGACAGACACTCTGACACTCTTGTTATTGGGTCTAATGGTGCTGGTAAATCTACTATGCTTGATGCTTTGTGTTTTGGATTGTTTGGTAAACCATTCCGCAAGATCAACAAACCCCAACTACTGAACTCTATCAACCAGAACAATGCAGTAGTTGAAATCTTTTTTGACATTGGTTCAAAGAAGTACAAAGTAGTTCGTGGACTCAAACCAAATGTCTTTGAAATCTTTTGTGATGATGTTCTTATTAATCAAGATGCAAAGTCACGTGATTATCAGGAATATCTTGAAAGAGTTATATTAAAGTTAAACTACAAGTCATTTACTCAGATTGTTATCTTGGGTTCAGCATCGTTTGTGCCTTTTATGCAGTTACCGGCTGCTGATAGAAGAGCAATTATTGAAGACTTATTGGACATTCGTATCTTCTCATCTATGAATACTCTTGTAAAAGATAAGATGACCAATCTTAGAGACACTTCAAGAAGTATCAAGTATGATATTGATTTAACTGAAGAAAAGATTACACTTCAGAAGAAAAACCTTGAAGATAATAAGGCACACAACGAAGAAGAAATACAGAACAAGAAAAGTGAGATTGAGAAAAGTCGGCAACAGGCAGATAAACTCCAGAACGACATTGCTCTTGTACAAAAGCATGTTCAGACGCTTACGACTAAAGTGCAAACAGAAAATGAAGTTCGCAACAAGAATAAGAAGTTATTGCAAATTGAGTCCAAGATGGAGAGTTCTATATCCAAAATAGAGAAGGATATTCAGTTCTTTTTGGAAAATGATACTTGCCCCACATGTTCCCAAACGATTGAAGAAACGTTCCGAGAAGATAAGATTAAAGTTAAGGACGAAAAAAAGAATGAAATTCAGACGGGGTTATTAAAACTTGCAGAAGAACTAGAAAAGAACAACGACAAGATTAACACTATTGTAGAAATCAATAAGGATATTACTAATCATCTTAATAAAGTTACAGAACATAATGCAACCATTCGTGCAATCAATGACTATATAGATAATCAGAATAGAGAAATTGAAAAACTTCTTGATCGTAAGGAAAACATTATTGGTGACAATTCTCATCTAAAAGAATTGAATTACCAGTTAGTTGGTCTTGAAAAACAACAAGAAGAACTTTCTATTGAAAAGCATTATTATGATTATGCTGCAAATTTGTTAAAGGATACTGGTATTAAAACCAGAATCATCAAGCAATATTTGCCTATCATGAACAAACTGGTGAATAAGTATTTGTCTGCGATGGACTTCTTTGTGAACTTTAATATCAATGAAAACTTTGAAGAAACTATTAAATCAAGATACAGAGATGACTTCTCATATGCAAACTTCTCAGAAGGTGAGAAAATGCGTATCGACTTGGCATTGCTTTTCACTTGGCGACAAGTTGCCAAACTCAAAAATTCAACTAATACAAACTTGTTAATTCTTGATGAGGTATTTGATAGTAGTTTGGATACTGTAGGAACTGAAGAGTTTCTAAAATTGATTCATGAAATGGGGCATGATACCAATGTGTTTGTTATTTCCCATAAGGGTGACCAACTGTTTGATAAGTTTAGGTCTGTTATTAAGTTTCAAAAGAAAGGTAACTTTAGTAGGATAACATAATGAGTGATGTAATTAAAATTGATACAACAGATCAGGTAGTATATGGATCAAAATCGGCAATTCAAGAATATACCCTTCTTGAATTGGTTCCAGAAACAGACTCAATCTTAAAAGAAATTATGCCTGTATTTGATTTCACGAATCCCCCAACAGATCCAACTGAATTGGCATCCGAGTTGGTTGAAAACTGCAAGGGTAGAAATGGGTTTGGATTGTCTGCTAATCAAGTTGGTTTACGATATAGAGTATTTGTAATGGGTTCTGATGCAGAATATGTAGCATTCTTTAATCCAAAAATTCTTAAATCATCTGATAAAAAATCCCTTATTGTAGAGGGGTGCTTGTCATTCCCTATGTTGGGATTGAAAATTGAAAGACCGGAAACTGTAGAAGTTGAATATCAAGATTATAATGG